GCGGCTGTAATCCGTGTGGACAAGCTTTTGTTGGAGCCCTTGTGTTTGGTATTGCAAACCCTTGGCGTACTCAATGGCAGCTTGCTCTCGGCGCTCGGCTTCTCGCATGCGAGCAGTAAGTTTAGAGATACGCTTTTGGACGTTATCGCTAATTGTCTCAAGCTCTTCACGGTTGGATTGCGCATTGGCCGAAGAGGTTTCATGGACCTCTGCGTTGCCTTCCTCATTGATGGAGATGTCTGTGGCAACTTCGTCGTTGCCTAGATCAAACTCCAACTGACTATCCGGTGTTATTGTGGCCATTTCTTACCTCACATGTGCAGAATGTCTTCTGGGTCGTTTATGGTGGCCAGAATTTCGTCATCGTTCAGAATCCGAATTTCGCCGCCGTCAATGGCCATACGCGCACCCGCGTAACGGCCAAAAATGATCCAATCCCCCTCCTTGCACCAAGCGCCGGTGGGGAATTTGACTTCGTCTCTGTAGGCCAGAGGGCCCACAGACAAAACGTATGCACATGTGGTTGTAAGTTGCTGGCGCTCAAGGGTTTGGTCCGACAATTCAATGCCGCCCTTGGTTTTGCGTGCGCCACGGTAGGGCAAAACAATCAAACGCCAGCCTGTGGCTTTGGGAAGGTGTTCCCGAATGTTCTCTACCTGATCATCGTGTTCTTTTCGGGCTATCACGGACGCTGCTGCGTCCGCAACGGCATTAGATGCCGCCTGAGCGGCTTCGTCTTCCGCTTCCTGTGCCCATTTTTGTTCCAATGCAGTAACTTCTGTCATGTGCAGTCCTCAAAGGTTGGGATTTTTGTTCAAAAGGTCTTTTACAGCCTCTTCAACATTTCGATACCCATCGAGACGGCCCATCAAAAATTTATACTGCTCCATATCCCGTATTCCACCGCCCAAAATCGTCTCATGAGTATCCCTCTGGAGGCGACGAACGCTAGATAACACGGTTTCTGCAAATTCAAGCATGGATTACTCCAATGAAGCAGACAGTATGGCCCCTGTCCGAAGGGTGTACTCACATCATACAACAAACTACGCCAGCTTTACCTTGTTGAAAGCATCTTTTCGGTAAACGTACGTCACACCGGGCGGGTTTTTTCCACTTGGCGGGGCTTTTGGGACCCGTTTTTGCGTTTTTTGTGCAATTTTTGACATTACTTTAGGCTTGTTCCGCATTTTGGGCTCCTTGTTGCTGCTGTTGCTGTTGCATTTGAAGCAAAGCGTCCGTGTTGTCCTTCTGCGCCGCTTGCATCGTGTCGACGTGATGCTTGTGGGCACCAAAATTGGTGTCAACATGGTGCTTGTGGGCACCAAAATTGGTGTCAACATGGTGCTTGTGGGCATTAAACGACGTGTCTAAAGCGTGTTTTTGTTGGCCATGCTGCAATTTCTGCACTTCAAGCATCAACTTGGCCTGACCTTCTTGTTGATCAGCCTGTTCTTTCTGCTGATCAAGCTGCAATTTGGCCTGATCGATGGCATTTTTTGCCTGATCGCTCTGAGCATTCTGCTGCAACTCCTGTTTCTTCAGGTCAACCAGCGGATCAGCAGGTGGGGTGCCTTGCAATTGCTGTTGCAATTGCTTGACTTCTTGGAAGCCTTGGGCAACCTTTGTAGCGATCATTGCTTCGCGTTGCAGGGCAGACACCATCTTTTCCGGATCGGTGCCGTACTGCTGGAACAGATCGACTTCGGTGTCCTCTTCCGCTTTCAAACGGATGTGGTCAAAAATGTGCTTTTGCAAGTTGACCGCCACGTTTGGCATGCCTTGCATCATGGGTGACATGCCAAACAAGATGTGCGTCAGGATGTGGGCATCGTGCTGTTGGCCAGCAAAGGCCTTCAATGGTGAGCCGTCCAGCGCCTGCGCATTCTCGCTGGCCGGGTCCTTGGGCTTGTCCACGTTCTGGCTGTTCAGAATCTGATCGATATCCCGCACGCCAATCGCTTCGTACATGCGACGGTAGGCTTCGTACATGTTGTGCATCTGCGGGGCGCTCTGAGCCAGTTGTAGCTGGGTCTGCGCCATGGTGATGCGCTGGGCCACGGAAAAGATGTTGGGGTCAGAGACGGGCAGCACGTCGATGCGGTCGTCAAAGTCCTTTTTCTTGATGACGCGGCTCTCACCGGGGACATCGTACGGATACTCATCCGGCAGGTACTCGGCAAAACCTTTGGCCAAGAGTTGGAACTCCAGCTTTTGGCTGTAGTGCAACCGCTTGTGGATGGCCGACATGACCGAGCTGCCCTTTTCAAGCAGAGCAATCGTCGTTCCCACCGCAGCGTTTTGGTTGCTGTCGCCAACCTGCATGTCAGAGATGCTGGCCATGCGCTGGCCAGCTTCCACACAGAATCCAAGCAGCGCCATGAGCGTTTGGCTGGGCTCTTTGTACGGCAGGGGAAGCAAGGAGGACTGAAGCTCCACGCCGCCTGCGTCCATATCGCGCCACTCACCCGGTTGGATTGGCACGTCATCGTTCATGATCCGTGCGCCTTTGGCCTTGAAGCCCGCTGGCAGGTTTACCAGCGTACCGGCATCCAGCAGTTGTTGTAGCGCAGCAGTGGCGGTCTTGGACAGGCCACCAACCAGTTGTAAGAAGCCGAGGCCATAGGCCCCCGGGCCTTGGACCAAGCGGTAGTGGACGTAGTACTGTTTGCGCTTGAAAAGCTTGTCGCCCTCTTTCCAGTTGCGGCGGATACCGACGACATCGCCAGTGTTCTCGTCCAACGTGATGATGTAGGGTAGCGCAATGCCGGTGACTTCACCGTCTTCATCCTTGTGCTCAAAGCCTTCCAAGTCGTAATCCAACTGGAACTCAAGCAGGCTGATTTCTTCTTCCTCAGCGTTGGGCGACATGCCCACGACTTTGTCCACGGCCTTTTTGATGGTGCTTTGGCCGTTGTCATTTAAGGACTGAGGCTGTGCCTCGTCCAAGTACTGACCGCGCACAACCGCTTTCTTGTAGTTGTTTGTGGACATTGGAACGCGGTGGATGATGCGCTCGCATTCGCTCATGACAGCGCTACCCCAGTACGGGATGTACAGGTTGTCCGGCAGCACCAACGCACTGGTCATGCGCCCCTTGTTCTCGTCGTAGTAGACTTTCTTGAAGGTTGAGCCGCCGTAGCCCGTGTAGAACAGGAGCTGGTCAAAATCGGGTGTGTACTCTTCCATCACCGAAGTGATCTGGTAGTTCATGAAGTCCCGAACACGGTCGGCTTGCATGAGCTTCTCGCGTGTTTCCTTGCCCAGCACCTGCGTGCGCACGGGGCCTTCAGCAGGCAAGAGTTCTTTGAGCGCAGTGGACTGGAACTGCACGATGCTCTCGGTCAGCAAGGGGTGGCTCACGCCACTTGCGCCTTTGAACGGTTTGGTGCGCTCTTCAATGTTGAAACCCAAGAGCTTCATGCCCTTGCTGTACTGGTCTTCCCATTCTTTGCGTGAAGAACGGTCGGCATCAAACAACAGCATCAACTCACCGCTGATCTTGCCCAAGATGTCCGAATCGACGACCTCGGCCAAGTTGGCATCGAAAGGCACGTCAGCGTCGTCTTCTTTGCCCAGATTTACCAGCAGGTCACCAGTTTCTGAATCAAAGTGGATTTCAACGTCGGGTAAATTCTCCGGCGCGTCTTGTGATTCAATCTCGACATCCGTACCCTCGTCGGAGTAGTTGTCGCCTGTGATTCGTTTTTCGATGGGCATGTTGTGTCCTTAAATATATCGAGCAGTGCTGGCCTGACGTTCTACCATACCACCAGTTGCGTGTTTGGGAGGGGACAAAGGGCGGAATACGCGCAGGCTTGCTTCTTTCAAGATATTTGCGCCTTCCTGTTTATCCGCGTACCGCGATCCGCCATTTAAACTTTTCATGAAGTCACTCAACTGATTTGTCTGTTCTGGATTCAAACCGCGAGATAGCGTGGGCAGATAGTCATCCAGATCAATCATGTTGATGCCGTCTAAGTTTGCAACAGTGCCCCAGTCCTTGCTTTTAACAAAGTCTTGAACTTCTTTCAAAAATTTTCCAGAATTTGGGTCGTCTGCTATGTTGTTTCTACCAAACTGCCCTTGTATCTCCGTGATTCGTTCTTGTTTTGGGCCTTGGGTAGAGAGCCATTGATTATATTCTGGGGTGGATTCAATAAAAGGATCGTAGGCGGTGTAATTGCGTATTCTTTCCCCGTATTTGCCCAGCATGGCGTTGTACTGGGCATCATCCATGTGCGTAATAAAATCAGAAGTGTTGGGTTGCACAGTTGTCACGGTAAGCTGGACTTTTGGTGTGGCCTTTTCATCAAACAAAAGATGCAGGCGATTATCCCCACTACCATTGCTTAAGGCAAAACTTTCATCCTTTGTACACCAGCCCCCTAAACAACCTGCTTGTTGCACCAACTCCGATTGTTTTGGTTCTTGTGCAAGATCGTCCATAGCAATCCACTTGCGACCGTTGTCGTATTTTTTGTAGACGTTGCCATGCTTGTCCAAATACTGGGCTGCTTGTATCTGGCGTTCTCCATCCCGCCATTGATTAAACAAGGCAACTTTCTCCGAAGCTTGGACGGGGGACATGCCTTGTAGCTTTTCAGGGGTAAGTTGATATTCTTGTGGGATTGGGACGGAAATGTCTCCGTATGCGGTGTACTTCCTTCCCGCTAACATGTCTTCCATACCTTCAATCATCTTAGGAAACTGCATCCTATTTGCAAGTTGTGAGCCGGGGGTATATATCGGCATGTTGGGGTTGGTATCTCTGAAGCCCTCCATCAAGGGATGCATGTTGTAGGCATTCACATCTCCAATGTCTTCTGACCACATAGAAGAATCAATTTGTTTTTCTAGTTTCCTGCCTAACGGTGTTTTTGCAGAACCCCATGCCGGAAACCCTTCTCTGTCCCTTCTTCTTGCAAGACCGCTCATTGGCTTTATATCGCCCAAATCTTCAAGCAAATGTAATTTTTTGCCTTCGTCCACAGCTTTGACAAAAGGGTCATTTTTTGTTGCCATGTCTTTGCGGATGTAGCTTCCAATCTTGTCCTCTACCCAGCCATCAAGCGCTTTTCTTGATTGCATTGGTATTGGCAGATCAGTACGCAGGTCGGGCAATAGCTCACCGGACTTAATAAGGCTTGTTACCGAATCCTCAAACGCCACTCTTCCTTCTGTGCCCGGACGAGGATACTCATATTCACGTGTTCCTGTGAACGCGCCGCCTTTTGGTTTGACCGCGTACATGATAGAGTCCTGCGGACTGATTGGAGCCAACACGCCTTGGCCTTCTAGGCCGCGTAACATTTCTTTGGCTACCGTTTTGCCGCCCGTGGCAATAGCTTTTTCCGCTGTCTGGCCAACCTTGGCGGCGATTGGTCCGGGGTTTACAAGTCCAGCGCTTACCTCGCCAACATTATGAAAAGCGCGAAGAGTTGGGTTTGTAGAAGGAGGTGGACGAATACCTGCCGCAGTGGCCTGTTCCTTGAGCCAATCAGAACCCATCACTGGCTTTTCCACCCCATAGCCAAACGGTGTCATGATCATGTTGGGAATGTCGCGAGGAATTCCCAACAAGTCATACGGTAAATTCGCCGCGCCCTGCATGACCGCTGCCGTGTCTTCACCATTGCGGTACGTGATGTTTCTGTTCATGCCCGTAGATGGGCGGGCAGTAGGCGGTTGGTACGTATTGAGCGCAACTTGGTCGGCAGCAAGCTGCTCGATCTGCTGAGGAGTCATGCGCTCGCCCGTGTCAGGAGAGCCACCGGCCCGGTGCACCACACCGCCATTTGCGTAATACGTTCCTCTAAAAGGAAACCCTAGTTCCATCGCTTGTCTTGTAATCTCATCCCGCTTTTGTCGTGCTTCTTGTTCTGGCCTACGGTAATCATCCCCTCTTCCAAGTCGGGGGTAATCAAAGCTTTCAGGGCGAGGCATTTCACGTCGCATTCCAAAAATGTTGTCACCCGGCATATTTTGAAATTCTTCGGGGGAGTTATAAGGGCTTACGTTTCTTCTTTGCTCCAATCTTGGCTCTTCTTCTGACCGATCATCGTATGTTCGACTATCCCTACGGCCTCGCATCAATAATGCTGCAAGCTCATTGTTATTGGTAGTCAACATGTCTGGATTGTTTTTTTCCGCCCAAAGAGCCAGCCTATATTTGTCCATAGCAGTTGTATCTTGCGGGGAGGCGGGCGGCAAGTTTCGGAGGGGGTCTTCTTCAGTAACGGGGGGCGCTACATCTCCGCCGTCAGCGCGACCAATAGGCATGCGGTATTGCAATTGGTATTGCCTGCTCTCAGGAAAATCTTTCATCTGAGAAGCATTAAAGCTTAATTGACCGGGGCCCACCGGATGCTCATACCCAATCATCTGATTGACTGGATAGTCTTGGCCATTGACCCGCGTTCCTTGGGCCGAGATCATTGCACGGCCCTGACCGATTGGCATGGAACCCATCAAAGCTGCTTGGTACACATCCGCCGGAATATCCAGCGGCTTGTTGACATTCATGCCAACGGTTGCGTTGCCAATATTGTGCGTGTACGCCGCCATCAAATTCTTGGCCAGCTCTTGCTTTTCATCTCTGGTCATGCTTGTCAGGGCAGCGCCAATATTTAAATTACCGCCGCCCACATCAAAATTTCTGCCCACTCCTGCGGTAGTCATGTCCCCCATGCCCGCAACCATCTCTTGATTGGCAAACATGCGAGCTAAATCTTCCCGTGCTGGCGCGTCACCAATATCAGGGGCAGACACATCACCACCTTCTGCCATACCTACAGGTTGTTGTTGCTGTGGTTTTTGTATTTCCGGAAACGGAGACTGATAGCTCATGTCTGCCTGAGCAAGGGCCACGGGCCGCGCAGGGGTAGCCATGTACTCCTTCATCATCTTCTCCGATTCGCTTTCATCATCCTCACTCTTGCCTTCCTTCTCGCCCTGATCCGCCAGCATGGCTACCGCCAACGCCGCCTGATAGTTCGGGCCCAACATGGCCAGCATTGGATGCTCCGTGACAGAAGCCGGTGCCGCAGCTACGCGGGCAGATTTGGCAGTAGAAGTGGTTTGTGTAGGAGAAGCAGGAGAAGTGGGAGCGGAGGGGGTAGAAGCGGTGGCCGTGCCAAGATTGCTGTTGACCTTGGCCAGATAAGCCTGCGTTTCCTTTGGCAATTTAGTCGGGTCCGCACCGGCTGCCAGCCATTTGTTCGTGTTGCCCGGACCCCAGTTGTAAGCAACAAGCGCAGTATCCTTGTCCCCAAACTTGTTGACCATAGCCTTCAAGTAATCCTTGCCTACGCGGGCAATCTCTTCTGCGCTGTTGTCTTGAGCAGGCTTGACACCAAAGCCCGGATCGCGTTGCGTCTTTCGCATGACCTGCATCTCGCCTTCCGCACCCTTAGGCGAGGTGGTAAGCTTACCGTCCGTGTACCGCTTGCCACGGGACTCCGTTTGCATCACAGCATTGATGAGGTCGTCGATCGATTCTTGGGCCATGGTCCGGGGTCCTTCATGTACCGGCTGCGCCGGTTTGGGAATATCGCCCGATTCTACTGGTGGTGTAGGGCGTGTCAACCGTAGTATTCGTACTTGTCATCCGCAGGTTCCGGCTGCTCCAAATCGTCATCCAGCAAAGATATAAAGTTGCCCTGACGAAAGCGCATCCAAGCCATGACCGCTGAGTCCACCTGATCATCATGTGCACCATTGGGGAAAGCAGCACACTCTTCCACCATTTCCTGCGCCCACTCCAAATCTTCCGGATACCAAATCATTCCAGACTCCAGCAAAGGAGCGACCGCGTTGGCCCGGCTGATCTTGTCTTGGCCACTGCGTCGTCCGCCGGGGCTGTACATAGTCACAGGGATTCCAATCTTGCGCAACTCCTGCTGCAACGGCGTGCCAGTCGCCTTGGCCTCGATCAGGACATTGTCAGGATTCCAGTACATGTACTCAGCCTTGGCAATGCGCTTGAGTTCCGGAAAGTCCCACCGACCCTTCTTCACGTTCAACAACATCAGGTTCGGGCCCGAGTCAAGACTGGGGATAAACACGCCCCACGTGCTGATTACAGAAAAGTCAGCACTCTCCTTTTTGCTGTACGCCGTGTCGTACGTCTGGATCAAATACTCACAGAGCGGAGGAGTCTCAGACTTCCACTTGCGCCACCATTCCCGTTTGAGAATGGCACCCTCATCGTTCGTCGGGGCCTGCTGCCACTGGGCATTCCACTTCTTCATGCCAATGGAAACCTTGACCTTCTCTAACTCATCAAGGCTCCAGTATCCCGGCCACAGGGGTTTGTTGCTGGGCAATATGGCAGGGAACTCGATTACCTCCCACTGGTCAGACTTCAACTGACCCTGCTGACGAAGTAAGCGACCACTTAGGTCGTCAGTCTTCCAGCGTGTGTTGATGACGATGATTGAACCACCGGGCTGTAACCGCTGCCGGGGGCCGGACGTGTACCACTCCCACGTGTTCTCCATCGCGGTGTCGGACAAAGCGTCTTGTTCATCCAAGATGTCGTCAAGGATCACGATGTTGCCGCCGCGTCCGGTCATGGCACCGCCCTTACCAATGAAGAACGCCTCACCGCCGCCCTTCGTGTTCCACCGACCGGCAGCCTTGGAGTCAACAGACAGGCCAACATTGGGAAAGAGTTCCTTGTAACGGTCTTCTTCTACAAGGTTACGGATCATGCGACCGAAGCGTTGGGCAAGTTCGGCGGTGTGCGAACCAACGATCAACTTGCTGTCGGGGATTTTTCCCATGACATAGGCCGGGAACAGGTAGCTGCCGAGCTGGGACTTTCCGTGCCGAGGAGGCATGGCAATCATCAGGCGCTTGCATTTACCAGCAATGACGCGGTCAAAGGCTTCCGCAATTATCTTGTGGTGTTCCCCAACGAGCATCTCGGGCCACACGTATTTGCAGAAGTCAAGAAAGGTGCTGTTGGCTTTCTCTTGGGCATCCAATAATTGGAGGCGGAGTTCGAGTCGGAGGCGTTCGGCTTCGACATCTTGTGGCGTGGCGGTGTTCACGGGCAGACCTTCAGGTTCTGAATTTTTTATATATTAACCCACCCCAAGCTTTTTTCCAAGCAAGGGGGGTCTTTTGTGGGGAGGCCGGGGGTGGGGGGTCAGGTTTTTAGGAGTCTTTTGTTTGTTTAAAACAGGGCCTATGTCCTTCGCTTGCGCTGACGGGGCCTAAAGTGGCCCTCCCCCCTAAGGAAGTATGACTGACAGGTGTACCGGCGTGCCCACCCGCCCCCGCCACCACCATTGAGGGAAGGATATCAAAAAATCGAGCGTGTCAAATGAAAAATAACAATCGGTGCGAGCGCACCGATTAACTTTCTCTATGATGGCCTAAGTCGTTGATTCTAAAGGGGAAAGTAAAAAGGCCCACACCTTGCGGTGTGGGCCTTGGGTCTGGACTGGTTGGCAGCGCCGACCAGTGCGCGGATCAGTCGCAGACTAACTCGTACTGTGCGACCTCTTCTATCTTCACTCCGACTTGCACCTTGCGACATGTCGGACTGTCTGATCTGACATAAGCAGATATGTTAACGACTACATCTTCCAGCTCGAAAGTGTAGTCGCGGTTCAAGTAGTTAGCCCAGTCCCTTGTTCCCATCTTCTCAGTTTGGGACGCGAAGAAGTCCAACAGTTTGACCAGTTGGACATCTTTAAAGCTTTCCAGTTTGTTCAGGCTAACTTCGATCGAGGGTTTGTAATAACTTGTCCGCATGTACAAGTTATGCACTGACAGGTCTAGGTCTTTAAAGATGGCAGAGTAGTTAGCCCTGATCTTCATTCGCTTTTCTTCCAGCATCTTAGCCTTGCTGATTAGCTCATGGCCATCTCTGCGGGATTTGTCGGAAGCTTCACTGATTGCCTG